ATTCGCTACGTTAGCAGAGAGGAACGAAATAGGGCAGGGATATCAAAGTATGTCCCCAAGGCTAGAAGCCCTAGAAACCGCGCTGCTGAAGCGTCAATTACTGCTGGATAATCACCCTGTGATGAATATGGGTATGAGTAACGCCCTTGCTGCGGTAGACCCTGCCGGAAACCGCAAGTTGGTCAAGCCGAAGGAAAACGGCCCCAAGATTGACGCCGCTGTAGCCCTGCTAATGGCGGCCTACCCCTGTATCAACAAGGAAGAGGGGATAGGCGCCGATATATCGCATTGGATAGGTTAGTGACCACTAACATAAATTATATGCTTGCACTACATATAGTGTTATGGTTATACTGTAAACACTAGGCGTAGAAGCGACTAGAAATGACTGAATACCAAGCGCGTAAGCGTGAGGAAAAGAAAGTTCGTAAACCTTCTGACAAGGCTACGGTTGCAAGGAGGGATTTAGTCATGCCCGCCCTTTGCGTAATACCGGTGTGGGCTGCGTCAGATGGACATTCAGGCAGTATGGTTTAGCGCAGAAGCGTTTACCGAATCCCAAGCCCAAGACTGGGCGCAAGACCACGATTTCCTATCAGATACCGTCCGCACTCGCGAACAAGACGGTCTGATTACCCACTACATACTTCCACAGTTTGAGCCGTCCGAAGGGAAAGAAGGCACATGGAGAGCCATTGCCGATGACTTCCCCGAGGGCATCTCTGCGACTATCTGCGAGCGAAATATGGAATCTAAAGCCTTTAGTACGTTTGAGCTTAAAACCATTGATACAGAACAGCGCAAAATCATGGGCATTGCTAGCACCCCCGCCGCTGACCGTGACGGCGATGAAGTCATGCCCAAGGGCGCTACCTTTACGGTTCCCTTCCCCCTGTTACACCAGCACGACCATGAGCGGCCCATTGGTCACGTTACCAAGGCCACGGTGACCGATAGCGGGATTGAAATTGAGGCAGAGATACCGAAAGACACGGGCCTGTCTTACGTTGAGACAGCCTGGAGACAAATTAAGTCTGGGCTATTGCGTGGCTTGTCTATCGGGTTTCGGGCCAGCAAGTCAGAGCCTACCCGAACAGGGCGCAAGTTTACCGCCTATGAAATCTTTGAATTATCAGCAGTCAGCATCCCCGCTAATGCACAAGCAGGGATCATGGCTGTTAAACAGTTTGACGCAGAGCCGTTTGATGCCGAGGAGCACTTGTTCCAACTGGAATCAAGACGGGCTGATGTCTTAGACCGCGCTGCCGCTGCGGTAACCAAAGCAAGTAAATCAATTAAATCCAAGAGGAAGAAATGATGTCTATTTCAGAGAAAGTACTGGCGGCAGAGCAGGCCGCTACAGAAGCCAAGGACGTCTTGGTGGATTTGACTAAAGCCTATGAGGCTGAAGAGTCAGAAGAGGGACTGGTTGCTATTGAAGCGCAATCGGAAGCCGTTGAGAAAGCTACCGCACAGCTGGAGACTTACCGCAAGGCTGAGGCTGCACTGGCGTCTAAGGCTGTATCGGCACCGGCTGTAGTCAAGTCAAGTCGCGGTGAGTTGCAAGATCCTATGGATTGGATTCTGGCTAACGCCGCCGCTACCCTTGAATCGCACATTACCAAGATGCCTTTCAGTCATATCCTTGAGAAGCGTTTTGGCGATGATGAGCGCGTTAAGGCTGTTAGCCCCTTTGTTACCAAGGCGGCGGTTGATCCCGCTATGACCAATGTTGACGGCTGGGCTGCGGAATTAACTCGCGAAGGCTACGGCGCGTTTATGGAGCTTCTACAGCCTGAGTCAATCATTCCGCAACTTCCGCTGACCCGCTTTGACTTTGGGTCTAACGCTTCAATCAAGATCCCAGGCAGAGCGCCTACGCCAGACATGGCTGGTGCGTTTGTTGGTGAAGGCGACCCCATCCCCGTAAAAAGGGCCGGATTGGTAAGCCAGACCCTTACACCTAAAAAACTTGGGGTAATTGGGCATTTTTCGCAAGAATTGTTTGAGCGTTCTACGCCCAACATTCTGGCAGAGATTCGCCGGTGGATGCTGGAAGATACCGCCATTGCACTGGATACCGCTTTCCTGTCTAACTTTGCAGGATCAGCTATCCAGCCTGCCGGCATGGAAGCCCTTGCGGGCTCTACCATTGACGGTACGGGGATGCTTGGCGATCAGGCCACTGCAATCGCTGCGCTCAAGGCCGCTATTGTCTACATGACCAACAACAACATGGGTCGCCGTCCGGTTTGGGTGATGCACCCAGCCAATGCGTTCTCGCTGACAATGATGCAAAACGCGGTTGGTTCACCGGCCTTCCCCGAGATGGCTAACAACAGCCTTATCGGTATTCCGGTTGTCACTTCAACCACTTGCCCGGCTGACGCTATCTACCTGCTTGATTGTGCAGACATTGTATTTGCTGGCGGCGCCCCGCGCTTCCTCGCTTCCGATGTCGCGTCGATCCATGAGGAAGATACAACTCCGCTTCCTTTGGTTGATGGGTCGGACACTACGGCAGCGCCGATCCGAAGCCTCTACCAGACTTACTCTAGTGCACTCCGCACTGTCTGGATGGTTGATTGGGCGCAACTGCGTGACGGCTCAGTTGTCTTGATTAAGCCAGTTAGCTAATCACTCCCCTGGGGCGGTCTGTATGACGCCCCACTTTTTAGGAGGTTGAAATGGTTGTATGGGCATATAAGCCGATTGAAGAATTAAACGGTAAGACCGGATTTCAGAACATTGCAGACAGGGAATTGGCGTTAAAGCTGATTGCTGGCGGCGAGGTACAGAACCCGCTTACAGGTGCGGCAAACCTGTCCCCCATTCAGAAGGGCGAGATTCAAAAGAAAGTGGTTAGGCGGCGCAAAAAGAAGGTTGTAGAACCGGAGACAGTTGAGACTAATGAGCCTACTGACGAGGATTAAAGGGCTTTGGGCGGCAGAGGGCGCGCAGCGTGGCCCTTTGTCTGGTCAAGGCGAGCTTGGTAATTGGTATGAGCTTGGGAGGCTTGATGACGGTTACCAGCGCAATTTGGACCTGCCTCACATTGACGCCAAAAAAATACCGGCGGCTTATGCGTCTGTAATGGCTAACGCGAGGGCTGTGAGTCAGTGTAAGCCGCACCACTTACGAAAGGTTGGCAATGGCCCGACTGAGGTTGTTGATAACAGCGCGGCTACCCGTATTTTTCGATCACCGAATAATTACGAAACCTTCAGCCAGTACATACTGAACGCGGTGGCGCAGTTGTTTTTTGATGGTGAGTCTTTCTCACTGGCTACCCGCAATGACCGGGGCGAGGTTATCCGCTTAGACAGAATGGATAGCCGCACTTGCTCCCCCTATGTTACAGAGGGTGAGTTGTTTTATTCGATAGGATCAAATCCCTTCGTTCCCGATCAGATTGATTACCTAGTCCCAGCGAGGGATGTTCTGCATTTACGGATGTACTGCCCCCGCCATGTATTGATTGGCGAGTCCCCGATTAAAGCGGCGGCAATGGCGGCAGGCATTAATGTTTCCTTGGCTGGCTCCCAGGCGGCCTTTTTTACCCAGATGAGTCGGCCCTCTGGGGTTCTTTCTACTGACCAGGTGCTAAACAAGGATCAGTTGGAAAGTCTGCGCGAGGCTTGGTACAAGCAGAGCCAGAAGATCGCCCAGGGTGCTGTGCCTATTCTCTCGGGCGGCTTGAAGTGGCAGCAGATGTCGATATCCAGTCAGGACGCCCAGTTAATTGAAGCCCAGCGAATGAGCATTGAGGAAATCGCAAGGGTCTACGGTACGCCCCTTCCCGTTATAGGGGACATGAGCGCCAGCACATTAAACAATGTTGAGCAGCTAATCAGCCTTTGGCTGTCTATCTCGCTGGGATCTTTGTTGGAAAACATTGAGCAGAGCTTTAGCAAGCTGTTTGGTTTGCGTCCTACTGAGTCTATTGATTTTGATGTTAGCGGATTACTTCGTACAGATTTCCAAGCCCGTATTGATGGGCTGACCAAGGCTATTCAGGGCGGGCTTTATACGGTTAATGAGGCAAGAACCAAAGAGGGTCTTAGCTGGGTTGAGAACGGCGAAAAGCCAATTGTTCAAGCGCAGATGGTTCCGCTGGGGTATGAGACTGACCCAGTTATGCCGCAGCCGGAGGTTACGTCTAGGGCTGTCGATGTTAACCGATTCCGGAAGGCTTTACGCAAATGAGGGATGACGAAATAGAAGGCATTGCGGATGCCATTAACGAATTTGTGCACGAATCTGTGGCGCCTTTATCTTCGGGTCTGTCAGAAGTTGTTAAGCGCGTTGATGAGATTCACGCAAGACCTATCCCCGAAAACGGAAAGGATGGTAAGAGCGGCCAGGATGGTGTTGACGGCAAAGACGGTGCAAAAGGTGACACCGGAGAGAAAGGTGTTGATGGCGTTGGTTTTGACGCTCCGGTTTATGAGCCGGGTGTATATCGTGAGGGTTCCGTTGTACAGGCTCACTTCGGGCAGGTTTATAAAGCGGTTAAAGATACCAGTGAGGGTGTTGACTCAGAAGATTGGGAGCGGGTGGGAACGTCTGGCTTCCGGCTTGCGGGTACGTTTGACGCTGAAAAACAATATGTAGCGGGCGACTTATTCATTAAAAACTTTGGCTTGTTTCTGCATGACGGCGCAGAAGCCAAGCTGATTGCTGGTAGAGGGCCGCAGGGCAAAAAGGGCGAGAAAGGGGCCGCAGGCAAAGACGGCAAAGACGGCAAGGATGGTAAGGACGGCGCTACATTTGACGCCCTAGAGATTAAGGGCACTAACCTCGTTGCGGTTATCAGAACGGAAGAGGGGATAAAGCAACAGGCTGTAGACCTTGCCCCATTCCTGGAGGCGACTTTAGAGGTTACAAAAAGCGTGTCTGAGGCGCAGACTGATGAGGCCATTAAGGCATTAGACAATCAGTTTAAGTCTTTGTGGGAAACGCTCCAGCAGCACCTTACAGACCAGAAGGCCGCTCCCGTCAGATTCTTCAGGGGCGGCTATTCTCCTAGCGTTACTTATCAACTAGGGGACTTGGTTAATTTCAGCCAATCGCTTTACGTTGCTAAGCAAACCTCTACGGGCATCCTGCCTCACGGTCAACTGGCTAAAGATGTTAAGTCTGGTGATTACTGGGCAATGCTTACGTCGGGCGGTGGTGCTGGCGGTCTAGGGGACATAGATTTAAGCGAATTAGATTTAACTAAATACGTCAAGCGACCAGTTAAAAAAGATAGTTGGCTAGTTTACAGAGAGACAGGCACTGCGCAGGAATGGACGCCGGTTACCACTGATCTTGTTTCCGTGAACCCTAGCACTTTTAGAAATGCCAAGGGCCAATTCATTGGCACACCTGAAGAGCTTGAGAATCTAAACAATCAGCGGGACGTTAACGAGTTCTTCTACAACGCCATTGTTGACATTGAGCAGGGTGATGTAAATCTCGAGGGATATGCCACCGAGGAGTGGGTCAAGGAAAACTATGCCACAACCGATGATGTTCAGG